AAAGAGGTTTGCACTCCTTCATGGGCTACTAAGATGGACTATGAAGATTACGTGACATCTTATACAGATAATGATACACTGGAAAAAACTAAAGAAACGGAGGGCATTATGCCAAAGATTACATCACACCTCGGAGTCACTATGAATGTTGGGAAGGATGGCTCTAATCAATATGCAAGATTAGACATTACTATTAGTGATATAGATACCGAGATACCACTGGAACCTCAGCTTGAAGATAGTAACAAAGTAATTGATGCTGTATATCAAGCTACTAAAGAAAAACTAGCAGCCCAAATTAGAGATTTACGTAGTAAAAACTCTGATAAGGAATAAGGTAATTCTATGAAAGACAATGCAGAAGAAGTTATACAACAACTTCTCTCTAAAAAAGATTTAAACTTATTTAGGGGAAGTAATGATGCGTTTTCATATGAGCGTATCCCCTTTGGTATTCCTGCGTTAGATTCTCTAACGGGAGGAGGCATACCTAAAAAGCGTATGACTCTTCTGTATGGTCCTACTAATGTAGGAAAATCTTATTTAGCTTCTCAAATAGCTCGAAATGCCCAGTCAGCTGGTGGTACGGCTGGTTGGATAGATACAGAATTGTCGTGGGATGCGAACTGGGTTACAAAATGTGGCTTAGACGCAGATAAGATTCTGGTTGCCCAACCCACTAATGGGGAGGATGCATTAGAGATTGTTAGAGAAATGATGAAGGCGGGTGTGGATGTTATTGTATTAGATAGCATTGCAGGCCTTGTTCCGACAACAGTTGCTGAAGAGGAATTTTCCTACAACCCAATGGCATGGCAGGCGAGGTTTATTAATGCGTCATTGCCTAAATTACTTCCTAATCTAAAACACGGCTCTGCGTTAGTGGCAATCAATCAAGTTCGCTCAAGTTTGGGACCCGTTGCCATAGACAATATGCCTGGTGGATTAGCACAAACTTTCTTTTCGCATTTTCTCCTGCAAGTTAGACGTAGCGGCTGGATTGAAGAAAACAAGCAAAGAGTTGGTTTTGATATGGAAGTGCGATTACGCAAGAGTAAAGTGGGTGGTGAGAACTGGAGGTCGGCTGTTGTGCCATTTAGGGTAGACGGAGGAATAGATATATTAGAAAGCTTTATAAGAGAAGCTATAGATAGAAGTTTAATTACTAGAGCAGGAGCATGGTATACCTATAAAGCTGATAAAGCTATGGGTTTAAATGGGTTAAAGCAATTTTTTATTGATAACCCAGATAAAATTGAAGAGCTTAAACAAGAAGTATCATGAATATAAAACCAACCGATTTTACTAATCAAGAAAATATAATTGCTGATTGTTTATCGGAAATGGGTATGCGCTTTGAACAACAAAAACAATTTTATACATATACAGTAGATTTTTGGATACCCGATTTAAAGTTTGTTATTGAAGCTGATGGGGTATATGGGCATTTAAAGAAAAGAGATATGCAACGAGATATAACATTAATGGAAAATCCTTCAATAGAATACATTTTCCATATTAGAGCAGATACTAAACAACGAGTTCAGGAGGAATTATGGCGAGCCTTGGAGAGCTGCTAGAAGATAATATAGATGGCATACAAGATAAGTGGCTGTTAAAGAGCATAGACAGCAGCTTGAAAGAAGCCCAACGCCCTGCTAGACAAGGGGTGTTTTATCCTTCTGCACTAGGAAGTATTTGCGATAGGTACTTATATAATTGTTACAACGGTTTAGTTAAAGAAGAGGAAATAAGTGCCGTAGCTCGGCGTATATTTGATTGCGGAGATTATTTAGGGTATAGGTACGAAAAATATTTTGAAAAAATGGATGTGCTTTTAGAAACTGAATCAGTTATTAAAGCAGATGACCCACCTATTTCGGGTAGGTTGGACTTTTTAATTAGTCATCCAGAACATGAGCAATTATTAATTGAGTTAAAATCTATTAATCAACGAGGGTTTAATGCTCTTAAAGAACCTAAACCTGAGCATACTGTTCAAATTCAGATTTATTTAAACCTTACAGGATACCAACATGGTGTGGTATTATATGAATGTAAGAACGACCAAAAGATTAAAGCGTTTGAAGTTAAGAAAGACCCTGAACATTGGAAAGAAATTTATGATAGATGTAATCGAATTATGAATATGACTAACCAACCAGAAAAATGTACTGGTTATAGATACTGCGCTTGTAAGAGAGAAGGTTGATTATGGCGGACATACAACGATGGTCACCATTAACCGCATTGGCAAATGCAGAAACATTTATAACTGAGTTATCCATTCCAGCAATAGGTAAAGAAGTTACGAAAGATTATAGTGTTGATTTTACTAATCTTATGAATGCTACTAATCAACAATTAGAAGAGTTTTTAACTATGTTTGGTGGATACAAAGCTTATTTAGAAAATCAATTAGCCGATGTTACAGCAACAAAAACCGCATTAGAAGCCGCTTTTAATGAAAGATACTCTACTGCTATTTATAAGTTAGCGGATGAACGGGAAGAAGAGGGGAAAAAGAAACTTACTAGAGAAGAGGTTAGAGGGGCGGCGTTTGAGCGTTATCCGAATTTAACTGAATTGAGAAAAGAAATTATTGGACAAGAAGCTATCCATATTAAGGTATCTGGTTTGCTTAATGCATATAAATCTGCATATGATGCAGTTTCTAGAGTTGTAACTTTACGCAATATGGGTAGAGATAATACAAAAGCATGGGGGTAGGACATGGCAGCTAAATCAAATAAATACCGTATTTGGGTTGAACATCGTCTTGTTCACGCAATTGAAATTACGGCTAATTCTGCGGAAGAGGCTGAGAATAAAGTATATGAACAGCAGATTAAAGGCCCTAATTGTTCTAAACATAAAAAATCAGAAAAAGTTACATGTCAGAAAATTGTAGAGCTTATGGAAACAGAAATTAAAAAAGAGCGCTCTTGGTTAGCTTATGGATAAGCGTTTTAAAACTATAGATGACCATGAGCTATTAGATACGTCTAATAAAGCAGAAATTATATTAAGGGGAATGCGTTACGCTATTGTGTATCAAGATATAGATACCCTTAGAAAATGTGTAACGGATTTACGAAATTGTGTTTTAGACATGAACGAAATAGTAGAGGAAGAGTTTGGTAAAGAATGAAGGTAATTGGCAGATTTTTGAAGAGTTTCCTCCAATTGTATATATGGGGATTGACTGTTCATCTAAAGCAGTCCATGCGGTATTAGTAGACTCGACTGAAACTATTCTTGGGCAAGGGAAATGGGGTAGTTCTGAAAAGGATTTTGCTATAAGAAGTCTTGAAATTGCCCGTAAATTTGAGCAAGATTTGAGTAAAATAAAAGTAAGAGTAGAAGCTGCTGTTGAGGCAGCTATATTTATTCAAAATCCTAAATCTACTATGGAAATCGCTGGAGTTGTACATGGAGTTAGGCTTTTATGTGACCAGCATAATATAGAGTGTATTCCTGTAGATAATAGGCATTGGAAAAAATATATCTTAGGTAAAGGTAATGCTAATAAACAGGCGATTAAAGTATTTACTGTAGATAAATGGGGAGATATATTTTCTGAACAGGATTGGTGTGATGCAGCTTGTATAGCACTATGGGTAAAAAGAAAACAATTAGGTGAGCTTACAGATGGTGGGCTTTAAAAGGAGAACAGGTTATGATGGGTAAAGGCGGTTTACAAAAAGTAGGCCCTGAGATTAGACAAGTATTTATAGGACCAGCAAAAAAGAAAATACGAAAGTATGAAGATACATTTCCAAAAGATTTGCCAACTATAGAGGATGTTAAAGCTAAATATGGCACGGTTATTTGGTGTAAGTTTACGGATTGTAAATACAATCAAGAGATAGATGACTTACAACGAACTAGCAGCTCTATTATGAAGAACAAAACATATAAACCTATAGGTGAGCAGGAACATATTTGGGTTAATGTATGTACTAAAGATGAAATTTCAATTAAATTTCAAGAAGTTAATACTCAATATAGTACGGCAAAAGTTCCTTTTTGTTTTTCAGCTTCTAATAAAACAGCTGGTCATATAGACTTTACAAGATTTTTGAATTCTGATGGCACTCCGTTAGGCGGAAACATTGATTCACAACATGTTTCTGATGCTGGTTACGGAGCTATGGATTCAAATACGTTTTATCAATAGGATAGGTTATGCCGAAGAGAATACCACAAGAAGTAAGAACGAAAGCTATGGAATTGTATTTAGAAGGGAAACCCGCTAAAGATATTGCAGAAAGCGTGACCGCTTTATTTAATGTTACAGTTAAACCTTCTACAGTATATGCGTGGGCAACTCAATATAATTGGGGGGAAACGAGAGCAGTGTCTAGAGCAGATGCGGTTCAACAAGTTAAAGAAACGGAAACGCAAAGATACGCAAGGTTACAAGAAGAGCATTTAAATACTTATGAAGGGTTACGTAGAAAAGCGTCTACTGAATTAAATACACAAATGTTTGATAGAGCATTTGATGCGGCAAAAGCCTTAGACTTAGGAATAAAAGGTGAGAGGGCTGTAATGTCTGGATTGGTAAGTTTACAATTTATTCAGGATGTTATGGGAGTATTAGTAGATGAAATTACCGACTCTGAGGTTTTAAGTAGGGTCGCATTAAAATTAAAAGCTTTGGTAGAAACAAATAATAATGAGTAATCAACATTCAACAACATTTGAAGATGCTTTAAATCGGTTAGCCGAAGGGTTAGAAACACGTCAAGCTATTAAAGTAGGTAGTTTTTGGGAATTCTTACGGGATATTTGGAGCCTATCTTTTGACCATCCAGAATATTTTCAAGCTTGGCACGTTGGTGTAGTTGCGGAAGATGTAGAAAGATGTGTTGAAGAAGGTCTAAACTACGTTGCTATTCTCCCACGCTTCCATTTTAAGTCTACCCTACTAGGGCATGCCTTTAGC